TTCGATTGCACGTAGATGCCCCATGTGCTTGGTACATCACCGTCGATACGGCTTGCAGTCAAGCTGGAGATGGTAGGCTTGACTGAAGCAGGAACTGTTAGAGTCAGCGTACAAGTTTTCGTACCAATCTTGGTGGAACCATTATATGTGTCACATGTAATTGTGCAGGTGCCACTAGTGGTGCTTGGTATCTGATTAGCTAGTGTAAGAGCAGGTGTCCATGATACAGAGGTAGAGGCGGTCTTTGTGGCGATGGTCCCATTAGCACTACCGAAGGTATAGGACAGCGTATGAGTGAATGATGAAGATGCCCTCGAAATAGAAATTGTTGTAGCACTTCCCATATTCACTGATGTTGCCGATACCGAAGATGCTCTTGGAATCGTGTTTAGCGTATGTGTTCCGCTCGCTGATACATTAACCGCATAGCTATAGACACCAGCTTCACAGCTTAATTTGAAAGATTTTGTACCATCTGCGTTATGGCTGATTTTTAAAGAACCCGATGCTATCACAGTTCCGTTATAGAGCTGAATACGATTGTCAGTTGAGGTGGAGTAGACGGTTGTGCCGTTGATGACAGCCTTAAAGCCACCAGACATGACCCAGCCACTTCCTGAGCCAGAGCCTTTCAACGTCCATGCAATGGTAGATGTATTATTTGCTATATCCTGACTGGATAGTGTCCAGGATAAGGTAACGGAACGGCCTTCTTTTGTGCCGGTTGTAATACTTCCGCTGGAAGCCATAATGAATCACTCCTTTACGATGCTGGGCCTCTCCACTTGATAGAGAGGTTACCGTTATTTCTTGGAATAAAGTCAAACCATCCTCTGTTCTCATTGCCAAGGGATAGCTTGTTACGAATCTCTGCATTGGTGATAACTAAGCTGTTGTTGGAGATGTAGGCGATTTTCTGACCATTTTCTTTGAAGGCCAGTTCATTGTTTGAGAGCTCAGCAGTGAAAGCATTTCCTACTTTGCCAAGCTCAATAAGAGCTCCTTTGAAGCGGATATATTCTTCAAGGAGCTCCTGATTAGTTGCGATATTGTCCTTCAGTTCATCTGTGACAGCAGAGAAATCCATGCGGATCTCACTACTGTTTTGCGTAATCGTAGATTGAAAATCCTGCTGGATAGTTGTCATTTCTGAGCGTGAGATGTATTCTTCTCGCACGGTTAGACTGATTTCTTCTGAAGTTTTGGAGATTTCTGAGTAACACTCGCGTACGCTTTCCTGTAACGCTGTAATATCATCAATTACTGTGTCAGTTGCTTCCTTCGCATCTTTGGCTGTAGCTTCTGCGGCATCCGCCTTTGCTATCGCACTTTGTATTTCTGCGGTTTTTCCAATCAAGTCATCGGTGAGTTCAGTGATATTTGCATTCTGCTTTGCAGATATGCCAGTTAATTTGATACCAGTGGCTCCAATGGTTATGGTGTTTCCAGACGGATTTAAGTAATCTACGGTCTTACTCATGCAGGCATAGCGTCCATCAATGCCATGAGGCGAAGACAGACAATCTACAAACTGTCTGGCATGAATGCTTCCAATATCGGCACCGGTGTCTGATTCATCCACGATGGTCAGTTCCATGCTGGTGATACCGGCAATAACTTCTGCAAGACGGGCCTTTGCTTTACGGAGAAGGTTGCCAGGAAGCGTGACATCATCCCATACTTCTGTGGCCCAGATCCAGCCAATTTCTTTTACAGCAGACTCGTCATAGATATAATTTAGCCCGTCGTTTATAGAAGTGATATCAACATGCTCATTGGATTCGACTTCGTTTCCTTCTTTATCGGTTGTCTTTTTCTTTGCTCCAAGTGGGATAAGAGCTGTAATGCGCTCAGTATGGTCGCGAGATATTTTGACATCCAGCAGATTCTTTCCGTATTCTACAGATTGAATGGAGTGTTCATTAAATTCAGCAAGATAATCCAAAACTTTCTCGGTATCCGTATAACGGACCATTAAATAACCACCATGTGTATTGATCAGTTTGCTTTTGATGGCATCCAGCGTGCAGGAATACTCTGAATTGCTATAACTGATATAGTCATTGTTATCTGTGACTGTAATATTTCCCAGTTTGAAACGCTTCTTTTCTTCGACTGCCTTATTGTGGACAGATAGAAAATATTCTAACAGACCTTTGAGTGTTCCTTTATAGGAGAAAGGCGGCTGCTGGCTATCCTTGAGATATGCCAGAGCCGATTCACAGGTCCAAGTGTGTGTATTATAAAAATCACTGCCATCGTTTAAAGCACGTCCTTCAAAGACCGTTGCATCGCCTTTTTTGCAAACGATGGTAGAAGCCATCGGCCGGATAGAATTCAAATACGGATGATTAAAGGGAGCAGACAGCGTCAGACTGTCGATGTTTTCGGCATCTTCAGACAGCTTTGCTTCTGTGATAGCAAGCTGAGATAACTGTGGATGATAGAAAAGCTGACCGTCTACAAAAATACGAAAGATACTCATAGGCGTCCCTCCCTGAATCGAAAAGTAGTGGTGCCGGTTCCTTGGATTGTGACTGTATTTCTGCCAGCTTGTAATTCAAATTCTGGAAGAGTCCAAGCACCGGCGTTAAGTGATTTCCTGAAAGAATCACTGCCGATTGTCCAACTGAGAGATGTTTCGGCGGTGATCGTGATGGCAGGAACCACAGGCATAAAATCATTTTCGATAATGAGCGTACCGGAACCAGTTAGATTAACGATGGTCTCTTTATTGTGATAACGATACGAATCTGCATCTTCACAGGAAATCGCAAGCTGGCCTTTACCTGAAAGTGGATCATATTCAGATGAAATCTCTAAAGTACCAATAGCATATAGCTCTGGTTCCTCGCTGGTCGATACCTTTATGAGCTGACCAGTATAGCGATTTGCCATTTCAGCGATCATTCGGTCATATCTCTTTCTTGTTCCCAACATAGAAAACGTTAAAGAAAAGCTCCGAGGCTGATAAGATATACGCCCCAGAGCTTCTGTAAAACGAATGGGAGAGTTCCTTCCCGGCATTACAATCGTGTTGCTTTGCGACTGTGGCACAGGGAAAGAGATGGTTTCTCGGAGCCAGCCCATAGAAGCGACGGATGTTCCGTTTAATTTAATATCAGGTGTCATAGACTGAGCCTCCTTTGTAATTTTTGTGCTTTGCCGAGCTCACCGTCGATTGCCGGGAGCAAATGGCCAACAAGTGTACCGTCCTCAAGGTAGATGCCTTTACTGGAATTATCCGCAATGACCGCCAGATATTTTTCCATTGCACTGGTATTGAGATGACTGGAAATCATCGCTTCCAGTTGCTTATAGAAACCTGCAAGAGGAAGAATAGCCTCTGCACCAGCTTCACCACCAGCCATCAAAGAAGATCCGTTTATTCCAAAGATGGTAGGACTGGTCATGATACCACCTTCCTTGTACCAATCAATAGAAAGATGTGGTACAGAAGGTGGAGCGATAGAAAGTTTACCAGTCACCTTGAAATGCGGCAGTTTTATATGCGGAAGAGAAATTTTCATGCCAGAGAAAAATCCCTTGATGGCATCAACTACACTTTTGACCTTGTTCTTTGCGGCTTCGATAGGAGTAGTGATGGCAGATTTTATGCCGTTCCACACGGAAGTGGCGGTTGATTTGATTCCGTTAAAGATGCTGACAACTGTGCTCTTTACAGAATTAAATACAGAAGTGACTGTCGATTTAATGGCGTTGACCGGAGTCGTGACCGCTGTTTTGATTGCGTTCCAAACGGTGGTCGCTGTGCTCTTTATTGCATTGAATACCGTCGTTACTACAGATTTGATTGCATTGACGACGGTGGTAACTACGGTTTTTATTGCATTCCATACGGTCGTGAATACCGTTTTGATGGTATTCATCACGGTGCTGATAACCGATGCTACTGCATGGATGACAGTGGATACCTTGGATTTAATTGCATCCCAGACTGAGATAATAATTTCTTTACAGTTCTCCCAGATAAAGCGAAATGGAAGTGTGATAATATCGAAGGCAGCACTTAAAATGGAACCTATCGCCATGATGCCGACGGTTACGACATTTTTCAGTGTCTCCCAGATGGTGGTGAAGAACGTAGCAATACCGTTCCAGATTCCTTCAAAGAAGGTCTTGATATTTATCCAGACCTTATTCCAGCTAGTGCCAAACCAGCCAAGGACTACATCTGCGACATCTTTGATAACATTGATGATGTTTGAAAAGAAGCTACTGATTCCATTCCAGATGGAAGAAAATATTTCTTTTATACCATTCCATGCCCGTGACCAGTTTCCGGTAAAGATGCCGATGAAAACATCCAGAATGCCGGTGATTACTCCGGTTACTGTGGAGAGAATATTTGCAATATTGTTAAACACTCCTTCAAAGATTGGAGCAAGGATCTGACAAAAACCGTTCCATACTGCCTTTAGAACATCCACAATATCAGTGAATTGAAATCCCAGAGCATTCAGCCTATCAACAATGCCTTGACAGAAACCGGAGATAGTATCCTTGATACGAGTCCAAGTCCCAATAATCGCATCACGGAAGCCTTCGTTGGTTTTCCAAAGATGAACAAAGGCAGCCACTAAAACAGCGATAACTGCAACAACAGCCAGCACGGGAGCAGAGATGCCGCCAAGAGCAGCACCAAGTTTACCCAGAACCCCGGTTCCACCTTGAATGGCGATCTTCAATTTGCTAATACCATTTGCCAGTTTTACAAAGCCCTGCATCGCCACACCAATTTTGGATATGGTCGTTCCAATGATAATTAGGAGCGGTCCGATAGAGGCTACCAAAAGAGCAATGGTAACAATGGTCCTCTTAGTACCTTCATCCATACCATTTAGCTTATCTACGAAGCCCTGGAGCTTGGAAACAATAGAACGGATGGCAGGCATCAGGATATCACCAAAGGAAATGGCAAGTTCCTGAAGCTGTGACTTTAAGATGGTGAATTGACCGGCAAGATTATCCTGCATGGTCATAGCCATTTTTTCAGCTGATCCATCACAGTTATCAATTGCAGAGGAAAGCTTATCGATATCGCCTTCGCCAGCATTCATCAGAGCGAGAAAGCCAGACATGGCATTCTTACCAACAAGTGATTCTGCGGCTTGGGCTTTCTCGGATTCTGTTAAGTTGCCGAAAGCAGAACGACAGTCTGCCAAAATATCGGAAAGATCACGCATGGAGCCATCCGCATTGGTGGTAGCAATAGTGACATCTCCGATAGCCTTACCACTGATTTTTACATCACCGGCAAGGTTATTCATGATAGTACGAAGAGCAGTACCAGCCTGAGATGACTTGATACCGGCATTGGCCATAAGACCAATCGCTTCCGCAGTATCTTCAGCGGAAAACCCAAGTGCACCGGCAATAGGAGCACAGTATTTGAAGGTTTCACCCATCATAGATACATTCGTATTGGCATTGGAAGATGCTGCTGCAAGGATATCTGCGAAATGACCGGAGTCTTTAGCGGAAAGTCCGAAAGCGGTAAGGGCATCGGTCACGATATCAGAGGTGGTTGCTAGGTCCTCACCAGAGGCAGCAGCCAAGTTCATAATGCCTTCAATACCAGATAACATATCCTCTGTTTTCCAGCCAGCCATTGCCATGTAGTTCATAGCTTCTGCGGCTTCAGTTGCAGAAAATTTAGTCTTAGCGCCCATCTCACGAGCTTTATTTCTGAGGGCATCGAAGTCCTTACCCGTAGCACCAGAAACAGCAGCTACCTGACTCATTGCAGAGTCAAAGTCAGCTGCTGTTTTTACTGCGGCGACACCAACACCACCTATTACAGTGGTTACGCCCATCATCTTTTTACCGGCGCCAGCGATAGAATTGCCAACGGCCTCCATCTTTTGACCAGCCACATCTATTTTAGAAAGTGCAGTGTTTGTAGTGGCAGCTTCCTGTTGCAGGCGTCGTAATTCTTCCTCAGTCTCTACGATTTCACGCTGGAGAGCGTCGTATTTGTCCTGACCGAGTTCGCCATTTTCCAGCTGTTGTTTGGCCTGCTCCTGTGCTACCTTGAGTGAATCCAGCTTTTCCTTTGTGGCTGTGATGGCATCTTTTAAGAGTCTTTGCTTTTGAGAGAGTAGTTCCGTATTGGAAGGGTCTAGCTTCAGAAGGCGGTTGACGTCCTTCAAGGCAGACTGGGTAGTGCGGATTGAAGTATTGACCGACTTTAAGGCTTTATCTAGTCCGGTCGTATCACCGCCAATTTCAACAGTGATACCTTTGATTCGGTTTGCCAAGTGTACGTCACCTCCTTAGAATTTGTCGAAGTCCTCCTGCGTTGCGATTTGCTGGTATTTCACATCGTCATTCGCCTTTTCCGTCCAGATGTCCATAACCATTCCAATGGTCAGAAGATCAAGATCTCGAATAGAGATGCCGATTTCTATGCAACGCAGGAGAAACAACGGTGTGGTCATTTCCCGGCTACTGCGATGAAGTTTTTTTTAGATTCGATTTCTGTTTGAAGGTTCATGCCCCAGAGTTCAAGAATTTCAGGAAGCACCTCGTAGATGGAGAACATCTCAAATTCATCCAGCCATTCCTCAATGGTTGCCGGAATACTATGGTCTGCATGGTAGGCCATGATATAGGCCACATTCTCGAAAATCTCTAGGTCCTCAATCTCAAAGGATGAACCGCCATCCGAGTTGCCCTTGTAGGAAGATTCAAGGCGAGATAGATCCTTGAAGATATCACGCTTGAATTTCACACGATAGAGCCTTGGGATAGTGGCGGAGGAACGGAATTTGACCTGCTTATCACCGATTGCAATTGTTTTTTCTAACATGTATTACGTCCTCCTTATCCTTCTGTTTTAGGTACAGGCACATAGACCTGCTGATACCAGTTCTTGTAGGTTTCTGCGTCAGTCTCATCACCGGTACGGCTCTTTACAAGGCCATCTTCTCTAGGGTCAGCAGTGAGCGTGAGCTTTTCTTTACCTGGCTCGATGGTGTCTTCTTTGGTTTCAGACTCGATGGACGGACGAGAGGAAGTGCAGTTGTATAGCACGTGACGAATGCTTCTGACATCACCATCAAACTCGAAGAGCAAAGCGAACTTTTCAAGCTCAGTGATGCTTGCGTTTTCAATGAGCACACCATTTGTGTCCAGTTCTTCCTTTAAGATTTCTGTACGGAACCATTCCGGAATAAGTGCAATTTCCAAATCACCGCTGTAACCGTTGTTTGCAGTGGAACGGAAATATACAATACCGTCGGCATAGAACGGAGAACTGTCACCCTCCGCATCTAAGCTGATGCTGACTGCTCCGGGGATAGCTTTCGGTTTGGCGTAGGTAAAGGCGCCATCCTCGCCACGAGTCAGCTTGGCGGCATGAACATTTTTCAGGTTATATTTGACTTTATTACCCATGTTGATTAAACCTCCATTTCAAATGTATAGAGGACTTCATAGAGCTTCTCGCTCTCAATCCAGACCTCTGTTTTGTTATAAAAAATGCCGTGCTCATCAAGCACAGCTTCTAGTGTTGCTTCCAATGCCGGGTCCTTACTATCACAGTAGAGTTCAATATAGACCTCATTGATTTTGTAATAGACGCGGCCATCTGCGGAGAAGTTGTTGCTTCCTGGAAGCAGGTAGCAGATAAATGGTGGATTTGGTGATTCTCCCTCAGCAAAGTGGTCATAGGCAAAGGGAAGGGCCATCTCCGATAGAATTTTCAGTAATCTATCCATTTTTCAGACACCTCTCAATCTCGGATTCCAGTTCTTTGATACCAGCTTCTTCTGCAGGAGCGATGTGGGAACGACCGGCCACACGGCCACCGCCACGCTTGGCATGACCAAATTCCAGAAGATGAGCCAACTGATAACGATTTCTGGAATATATAGTGACCTCCAGTGATTTGGAGGTTTCCTTTGTATTCTTCACAGACCAGCTCTTGCTGTAGGCACCGGTATCTTTTGGAGCAGTACTTTGAATTTGCTTTTTAACTGTATTACCTGCTTTTTTGACAGCGGCTTTCATATCTACTGTTGCGAGGTCCGCATATTCGGTCAATTCCTTCATTACGGCATTGGCAAGACCGTCAATTTTTACTTTCTGGGCCATGGCATCGCCTCACTTTCTGGCAGGAGAGCTTGATACATTTTCGTTTAAAATTCATATGGTCTACCGCCAAAATATTATATAGTTCATTTCCAAACTGTATCCGATATCCAGTAGAGGTGAGAGCTGCAGCTTTCTTGCAATAGCGGATTGTGAAATCAATCTTGGAATCGTCTACTACAAGACCGGCATCGGTGGATTCCTTCCCAGATTCTGCACTAACGGTGGCATAGCAGGTGTAGTAATCTTTCCAAGCGTTCCTTCGATTTCCGATTGCATCAGAGATGATTTCATTCTTCTGAATATAAATGCGGACATTGAGTAGCTCAATATTCATCAGAAGGCCTCCTTTCTGGAACCGAAGAGAAGAGAGCGTAAAGTCAGTGTCAGAGCATGATGGTCTGCTTCTTCACGGTGTTCGTAAAGATAGGCGACAGCGTAATAGATGGCAGGCTTTGCATTTTCACTTTCTTCAAAGGCATCCTGATCCTGTCTTGTGATATCCATGCAGAGGCGTGTAGCCGATGTGATGAGTGTTTCAATGAGAAAATCGTCATCGTCAAAGTCCACTCGTAGATACTGTTTCATTTCTTCTAAAGTGATAATCATCGTTATCGCCTCCAATCTTGAAAAGGTGGGCAGCACCATCGAAAGAGGACGACGCTGCCTTTCATGTTTAGCCCTTAGAAGAACCATTGAGTTTCAAAATCTGTACTGCTTCCGGAAGAATCAGCTTGCCATCGACACGTTCCTTTGCCACATAGCCAATCATACCGTTGCCTGCAAAGAGCTCAGTGAGCTGCTTGAAGGAGCGAGTACCGCGATCACCAATGTTGTAATAGCTGTAATCACCGAAAGCGATAGCATTCTCCGGCGCATATGCAGAGGTATGAACAGCATAACCCAGTACCTTATCCGGTTCACCGGATTGATAGGATGGCTGCCAGATGTAGGCACCATTGTTGTCCTTCAGTTTGCGAAGCTGAGCCAGTGTTTTATCATTCATGATGAAACTTGCATTTTTACGATACGGACGCTTAAGAGCATATACCAGATCAAGCATATCATCAGATTTGATCGCAGCAGAAAGTGTACCGGCTACCGTACCACCACCAGTTGCAGCAAAAAGTCCTGTCGGTTTACCGGAACCGTCTCCATTGAGGAATGCATCCTCTTCGGCATTTGCCAAAGCCTTACCAAACTGATCGATGATGTAATTTTCAAGACCGAAGGCATTATCATAGAGAAGTTCCTCAGTTACCTTGATAGCTACATGGAGCTTGTGTGCATCCAAAAGGATCTGACTGAAGGTTGCATCAGAAAACTGAAGAGCACCGCCTTCTTCAATCCATGCAGCTGCAGGTTTCGTAGCAGCGATGTTGATCTTATGCTCACCGGAAGTTGTGATGGTGTGTCCAAGACTTCTCATGATATTTTCTTCGGTAAGAACATCAATCAGACGACTGTCATATTCCTCCGGAACAAGGTAGCCACCGTCTGCATCAACACCTTCCTGTAAAATATTAGATACCTGACGGAAGTTGGTGCGGAGTGCCTGAAGCATACCATTTTTGTATTCATCAGAAGCACGACCGGTTTTTATAGGCTTATCTGTGGTAGAATTGCCCGGCTTAGTAGTGAGTGGTTTATTTACCGGATTATTAAGCTCGGCATCCAATGCTTCCTGTCTTTCCAGACGAGCGATTTCCTTGCCAAGGTCAGCGATTTCCTGTTCCATTCTGGAGTAGGTCGCATCGTCCTCTGCAGTAAGAGTACCTTTCTCGGTACGGTGAGAATCAAGAAATGCTTTTGCAGCATTCCATGCAGTGTTGCGCTTTTCACGCAGTTCTAAAATAGTCATAATCGAATACCTCCATTAAATGTGTTGTTTGATTAGGTCAAGACGCTCCATGAGTGTATCTACGGAGCGTTCCGGTGTCTCAGGTTTCTTGATGCGGCATTTGGCAGCCAGCTTATCCATAAGAGAGTTGGTCACAGCTGCACGGGAGAAGAGTATCGGACCAGTAGCGTTATTTTCTACCGGTGTATCAGCTGGTCTTGTCAGGATTTCATCCGCAAAGCCCATATCAATGGCCGTATGTGCATCCATCCAAGTCTCTGCATCCATGAGATGGGAGAGCTTGGCACGGCTCATACCAGTCTTAATTTCGTAGGCATTGATGATGGATTCCTTGACTTCATCCAGCATGGCGATAGCCTTCTGCATTTCAGTAGTGTCGCCCATAGCAGCAGTCATCGGATTATGAATCATGAGCATGGATACCGGAGATACAAGCACCTTTGTGCCTGCCATAGCGATGACGGATGCAGCAGAGGCTGCGATGCCATCAATCTTTACGGTGACATTGCCGGGATACTCCATCATCATGTTGTAAATCTGGGCTGCGGCCACACAGTCGCCTCCCGGAGAGTTAATCAAAATGGTGATGTCTCCGTTTCCAGCAAACAGCTCATCTCGAAAGAGTTTAGGTGTGATATCATCGTCAAACCAGCTTTCCTCTGCGATGGTGCCGTTTAGAAATAGTGTCCTTTCTAGTGTCTGCTCCTGCGTCTCCTGATTGGTCACCGTCTGCTTCTTCCATTTCCAGAACTTCTTCATCGTTCTCGTCCTCCTTTCCTTCAGCAGTAGTTGCTGCGAATATTCCTGCATCCTCCAGCTTGGTCATGTTTCCATTGATGAGATATAAGTCACCACCAAGTTCCGGTGGGATGAGGTCTAGATTTTCAAGTTCACGGATATCGTTTGCAGACATCCAGCCATTCTGTCTTGCAGTGGCATAACCGTTCATTCGGCTTTGGTAATCACCACGTAAGAGGCCGTCAACGTTGAACTTTACAAAATAAGTAGCCTTCTCTGTCTCAGATAGAAGGGCTCGGTTGATGGACTGCTCCCAACGGACAATCCAGGGCTCCAAGGTGTACTTCACAAATTCGAGAGATTGCTGCTCAATATTAGAAAAGCTCGACTTCTCAAGATCACCGACCATATGAGGCGGTACTCTAAAGATTCGAGCTATTTCATCAATCTGAAATTTTCTTGTTTCCAGAAACTGTGCTTCATTTGGGGAAATGGAAATAGGCGTGTATTTCATGCCTTCTTCCAAAACAGCTACCTTATGAGAATTGTTCCCAGAGAAGCCTTTTGTCCAGCTTTCTCTGACAGCTTCTGGATTTTTTACGGTACCGGGATATTCCAAAATACCTCCCGGTGTGGCACCGTTTGCAAAGAACTTAGCACCGTATTCTTCTGTGGCGATAGCAAGTCCGATAGCGTTCTTGGCCATAGCGATGGGAGAGTAACCGACCAGACCATCAAAGCCGAGGCCCGGAATATGGAGTACATCCGACGGTTTCAGGATGACTGTTCCATTTTTCATGGTAGGTGCATCTGAATCCTGCATTTGATATTGATAGTAGAGGTGACCTTTATCGTCACGATCCACACTCATTCGATTGGCCATCAACGGATAGAGAGCGATGACTTCACCTTTGCCATTTCGTATAATTTGCGCATAGGCATTTCCATAAAGGAGAAGATGCGTCATCAAAGTCTCTCGGAAGACAAAGGACGTCATTTCTGGATTTGGCTCATCGTGAATCAGTCGATACAGAGGATGCTTGATTGCCTTTTCTTTACTACCGGAGTCAGTATACTTATAAACATGGACCGGCAGTCCTGCAATGGACTCCGAAAGAATTCTGACACAGGCGTAGACTGCAGTCATCTGCATGGCACTTCGTTCGTTAACGGCTTTGCCAGCGTTGCTTCCACCGAAGAGAAAGCGATAGGCATTGCCATTGGTACTGTTGGTGGGCTTGTCTCTGGAATGAAATAGCCCCGATAAAAATCCCATAAATATTCCTTTCTGCCTTAAGAGGCGTATAAAATTCAAAGTTACGTCACAAAATAATTTGTGCAAATGCTTGCAATTGCAAGCAAAAGCGAATATAATAAAGAAAAAGGAGGCGATACTATGGCAAATACATCCGCTGTTTATGCAAGAATAGATACGAATCTCAAGGATAATGCTGAAAGCATTCTTTCTCAGCTTGGCATTTCTCCATCCAGTGCAATTCAGATGCTTTATAGCCAGATCGTACTGAAAAAAGGTATGCCGTTTGAATTGAAACTTCCTTCTTCTAAGCCATTAGCTGTTGGTGCAATGACCAGAGAGGAACTTGATGCAGAACTCCAGAAGGGTGTTGATTCCATCAAAGCAGGAAAGGTATATTCTGCAGATGAAGTCGATGCGGTACTTGCAAAGAAGTTTGGCATATGACGGATAGCTATAATGTCGGCTATTCTGTAGATGCACTTGGTGATTTACGTGAAATCTATTCGTATATTGCGAATGAACTTCTTGTTCCGGAGGCAGCCGCAGCTCAGCTGGGGCGCATACGAAAGGAAGTTCGTTCATTGGATTTCATGCCAGCTCGTTATACGTTAGTTGAATGGGAGCCTTGGCATTCGATGAAAATGCGTCAGCTTCCGGTAGACAACTTTATTGTGTATTATCTTGTCGATGATAAGGAGAGGACAGTTACAGTAGCACGAATATTCTACGGTGGTCGAGATATCGAAGGAATTATAAATTCAAATAAATAAACAGAAGTGGAGCTTTTTGTGTGAAAACAAGAGCTCCATTTTTATATGAATAAAATTCCTCTGTCATCATAGACAGAAGCGCCTGTATTATTTCCACAGCGGATCGCACGGTCAAGTCCCATGATAGTGGCGACGGCTCCGTCGATTTTCTCTGTGGATTTTTCTTTGTCAGCTTTTATATTGCCTGCTGGGTCAGTGCGGATATAGATATTATCCATCATCCAACGGAGTATCGGATGACCACCGTGGGCCAGCTTTTGTTCTAGCGTTAGCTTCATAAGTTCCTTTGTTGGTGGGGACATATCCTTAAATCCCTGGCCGAAAGGAACAACAGTAAAGCCCATGCCTTCGAGGTTTTGTACCATCTGGACGGCTCCCCAGCGATCAAAGGCAATCTCTCTAATATTGAATCGTTCTCCAAGACGCTCGATGAAATTTTCAATGTAACCGTAGTGGACGACATTTCCTTCGGTAGTTTCCAGAAAGCCTTGTCGTTCCCAAACGTCATAAGGAACGTGGTCTCGCCTTACTCGAAGCTCCAGCGTATCTTCTGGTATCCAGAAGTACGGTAAGATGCAGAACTTGTCATCCTCATCCAGCGGAGGAAATACCAGAACGAAGGCTGTAATATCCGTAGTTGAGGAAAGATCCAGACCGCCATAGCAGACACGACCCTCTAAGGATTCTTCATCAACTTTGAAGGAGCAGGCATCCCATTTCTCCATTGGCATCCAACGTACTGCCTGCTTGACCCACTGGTTGAGTCTTAGTTGTCTAAAGGAATTTTCCTCACCGGGATTCTGTTTTGCAGATTCACAGGCAGCTTCGACTTTATCGATACCGACCGTGATTCCAAGAGAAGGATTGGCTTTCTTCCAGACTTCTGGGTCTGTCCAGTCATCGGTTTCATCAGCACCATAGATGACCGGATAGAAAGTTGGATCTATTTTTCTTCCTTCCAAGATGTCCTTGGCCTTCTGATGTGTTTCATAGCAGATACTGTTGGTATCCGTTCCGGCGGTAGTAATAAGAAAGTAGAGAGGCTGCGTTCTGGCATCACCGGAGCCTTTGGTCATAACATCAAAGAGCTTTCGGTTAGGCTGCGTATGTAGCTCATCGAATACGACACCATGAATATTGAAACCGTGCTTTGAGTAAGCCTCAGCGGACAATACCTGATAAAAACTGTTGGTCGGTTGGTAGACGATACGCTTCTGGAAAGCGAGAATTTTTACTCGTCTATTCAGTGCAGGACACATACGCACCATATCGGCAGCAACATCAAATACGATGGTTGCCTGCTGGCGGTCAGCTGCACAGCCATAAACCTCAGCTCGTTCTTCGCCATCACCGCAGGTAAGGAGTAGGGCGACGGCAGCCGCAAGCTCCGATTTGCCCATTTTTTTAGGGATTTCCACATAGGCAGTATTAAACTGTCGATAGCCATTCGGTTTCAAAGTGCCAAAGAGATCTCGTATAATCTGTTCCTGCCAGTCGATGAGCTCAAATGGCTTACCGGCCCATGTGCCTTTGGTGTGGCAGAGACATTCAATAAAATTGACTGCGTAATCCGCCATCTGTTTATTGTAGGTGGAGTCCGCAGCCATGAAGCGTGTTGGGGTGTAGTTTTCAAGCTTACGCAAATGTATGCGCCTCCTTTCGCAGAAATAAAAATAGCCGCCTGGTGGCGACGTCTATAACGAGGAACAGCCCCATCTGGGACCGTCCTTCCTGATATTCTTTTCAGGTGAGTTAATTTAATTCGTTAAGCAGGATGCAAAGCGCTAGATTGGCCGCTTCACAGGTTGGTTCGATGTCCCAGCCTCTGTCGTAGTTGGCGATCCATTCACCATCCATCTTCAGGCTGAGCTTTGAAATCTTACCGCCGTTGATGCCATAGTCTTCACTAGGCTCTTCAAAATATTTGACCCAGTATTTTACACTCTTGTATCTGCCGTCTTTCTTCGGGATTCCGATGGTTCCTTCTTTCCACATGGCTTATGCCTCCTTTACCGTCATCTTGATTGCAGGAATAAGGGCGTGATCGCCGGTCTTCCAATCGGTGTAGCGTGCCTTGACTGTGGTAAGGCCTGCCATGCTGATTCCGTGCTTCTCGAAGGCTGCGAGGATTTCGATGAGGCTTGAGAAGGTGGAGCTGATTGTGAATTCTGTGATACCGTTTGCTTTCAAGGTCTGAGCGATTTCTTCAATGTCGTAATCCCAAATGACTTCGTTAAAGTCGATGAGCTCATTTCCGTTTTCCTTGCTGGTTCTGTAAGCCCAGAATAAAGTTCCGTTGATTCCGAGGCCTTTAAGGCTTCTTGCGTTCTGCTTGATGGCTTCTTCAAATGTTCTGATTTCTTTCATGGTAGGTTCCTCCTAAAAATGTGTTTTCCTTTTGGTAGTACTATATATCACTCTAAAAGCACATAATAGCAAGTCAATTCGGGCCATATAGTACACAATTATTCATGGAGAAAGCTGTGCATTTTAGTCGTTGGTTGAAACCTTTCGGCAGCGGTCCACACCGTAGATTATGTTAAGTCCGGAGCCGTTGTCCCAATTTACCATGATGCTTCCGGTATCGTCGACACCGATGACGGTGCCACGTGTGCCCGATGGAGGCGCCTGCGCGTCGTCCATCTGGATTAGTTCAACACGTGTGCCAGCTGGATAAAGGCGGCGCTGGCGGGCCACCTGTTCCTTACTTGGAAATTGCATGGCCTTCACCTCCTTTGAATGCACTGTTGCCCGGAAGATATCTCATCAGGATTTTACGGTCTGTTTTGTAGTTGTCTCCGATGAATCCGAGGCGAAGAAGGAAGCAACGGAAAGCGTAGCGTTCGTTGTCTACTGGCTTTTCCGTGGAGCTGATTCGTTTTTGATCCTTGCTCATTTTGCAAAGGGCAGCAATCAGTGTGCTGTAGGCATGGACTTCATCTGGCTCAGGAAGTTCTGAAAACCAAGGAAAGGAAATGCTGTCTTCATTCAGTTCAAAGCGTAGGTCATCAATGTGCAGTGCACGCTTGATGAGAAAGCCTTTGGCATCCAGAAGGTTGGTTAGGTTTTCAACATTGACCTTGTCCAGCGGAATGGTAATGTTAAGTCCAGTTTCTTTTGTAGAAGTTGCTTTAGCTTTTGGTTCCTGAGCCGGATGAAAGTCTGTTTCTTTCGGACAGTAGCCGCTTGCGTTCAAGAGAGCAAGCAGTTTGTCGAATTCAGCTTGGCTTATAGTGTCCGAGCCTTCAATGTTTCCTTCTCGTGTCAGGAGAAGGTCCCCAATCTGATAGGCGTAGGAAGGAGCTCTCAGGTATTGAGGTTTTGTGTTCGTGTACTCGCCAAGCAGGGCTGCCAGCGGTTTTCTTTCGGTTGCGTTTAAAACGATCTTCATGTAGGTGTCCTCCTTTGTTTTGGTAGTACATATATCACTCTAAAAGCACATAATAGCAAGCAATATCGGAGAAAAACATCGACAAATATGTGCCTTTCGGATTGTGTACATTACCGACTTACAAAAGAGTGGCATCCTCGGATTCCGGAGCAATTTCTTCGTAGGAATAGGTTAAAGCATCACGGATGACGGAGACTTTCTCAGAGGAACCAACCTGTTCAATGTAACGTTTGACGATAACATCGCAGAATTTCTCATCCAGTTCAATGGTGTAGCAGATACGACCTGTCTGTTCACATGCGATGAGCGTGCTACCGGAACCACCAAACGGATCGAGGACCAGAGAGTTGGTCATACTGGAATTCATAATCGGATAGGCCAGGAGCGGAATAGGTTTCATTGTAGGATGATCACCGTTCTTTTTAGGCTTATCAAATTCCCAGATTGTCGTTTCTTTTCGTCCGGTATACCATTGATGCTTGCCAGATTTCTTCCAGCCAAAGAGGCAGGGCTCATGCATCCACTGGTAAGGGCTGCGTCCGAGGACTAGCGATTGTTTCTTCCAGATGCAGCAGCCGGAAAGGTAAAAGCCAGCATCGGCAAAGGCTCTGCGGAAGTTAAGGCCCTCGGTATCTGCATGGAAGACATAGATTGAAGCGTCATCCGCCATAGATTCGTACATGCGAGTGTAGGCATCAAGCAGGAACTGATAGAAGGCACTGTTTTCCATATTGTCGTTCTTAATCTTACCGGCGCTGCCTTCGTAATTAACATTGTACGGAGGATCGGTCACGACCAAATTTGCCTGCTTTCCGTTCATTAGAAGTTCGTAGGTTTCAGACTTCGTGGAGTCACCACAGACAAGGCGATGATCACCAAGGAGCCACAGGTCACCGGCCTTGGAAAAGGTCGGCTTTGCAAGCTCAGCATCCACATCGAAGTCGTCATCCTGAACACCTTTTTTTGTATCTTCTCGAAACAGGTCCTCCAGTTCTTCGGAATCAAATCCGGTGAGAGAGACATCGAAGTCTGCTCCTTGAAGGTCAGCAATAAGAAGGGCCAACTTGTTGTTATCCCATTCACCACTGATTTTGTTGAGAGCAACATTCAGTGCTTTCTCTTTATCCTCATCCATTTCAACAATGACACATTCCACTTCCGTGATGCCCATGTCGATAAGGACCTTTAGTCTCTGGTGTCCGCCAACGACACGAGAGGTGGTGGCATTCCAGATGACAGGTTCGACATAGCCGAACTGCTCAATGGAGCGTTTCAGTTTTTCATATTCTTTATCGCCGGGCTTTAGATCTTTTCGAGGATTGTAATCAGCAGGAAGAAGTTCTGCGACATTTTTCTTTTCAATTAGCATGATGCAGCCCTCCTGTGCAATAACTTTTTTAATCCCTTGAAAGCGGCATCTATATCACCAGCTTTTGCCTGTCCTTTGAGTGTGCTAAACTGCTGGAAGGTTAAATGCCTGCGATATTTCTTTAGCAAGCTCATAAATTCCAATAAATCCATATCAATTTCCTTTCCGTGCCAGTAGAAGACGTTCCATCACATCATCCTGTGGTGTGGCTCCGTTGTATTCAGTGGCACAATTTTCTCTTACGATTTGGTAGATCTCCATCCAGAGACGATTGGTCTGGCTCATGAAGTTCTGACTCATAGCCACATAGGGTGATTGAATAGCATTGCCTGTGGTCGGATGCTTTGCAAGAAAGCCAAATTCAGTGATCGCTTCCTCACATTGAATCCAACGAGCAACACTCATGGCATAGCGCTCCAGAAGCTCCGGAGAGACAAGAGCAGAGCAGCCACGTTCGTGTAGCCAGTTCCATGTTTTTTTATAAACTTCTGCAGCAACTAACTTTTTACCGTTCTTTTGCTTTGCAGATAACATCTTGGATGGTTTGGGCATCGGCTGACCTTCTAAATCGACGGTGCTGTCTGTGAAGTCGATGACAGTCAACTCACGTTTGCCTGGGTTTCCCTCAGCGATTCTGTCAGCTAAGGGCTTTTTCTTGGCTCCAGCGCCGATACGAGCGCCGCCACGGTTGGTACCGTCCTTAGCCATTTTCTACACCTCCTGTTCAGGGACCTATATACCCCGTTTGAAATTGCGACTTTGTGCGTGAGACCCCACGCCCGTTCCCCGGTGACTTCACCGTAGAGAAGTAGACCTCCCCTACCGGTTGTGCCAGCGGTCGCCGTGTTCCGCATGAATCTTGGCATGGCAGGATTTGCAAAGAGCCATCAAGTTCTCTCTATCATGCGTGCCGCCTTGGGAGAGGGGCTTTACATGGTGTATCTGCTCGGTTGGTGTGTAGACACCGTTCTCAAGACATCTCTCACAAAGAGGATGGGCAGCAGCATAGCTGTCACGGATACGTTTCCATGCACGTCCGTAGCGACGCTTAGCATTCGGGTCTCGGTCATACTTCTCGTAGCGTTTGGCTTCCTTCTTTTCATGCTCCGGACAGAAGCGTCCGTCTGTCAGATTAGGGCAACCGGGATAGGAGCAGGGACGTTTTGGCTTTCTTGGCATCGGATTCCTCCTTCCGTTTGGGTATAAGAAAAGCCCTGCAGGACTCGTCCCACAAGGCTTTCTGCGATTCTCACTTTCGCTAGTATAATAATATCAGAAGAGCTTAGTGTCTTTCTATGTCATTTCATGTCCACCTTCATAGGAAGCCGGAACTTTTACTTCTTCCAGTGCCTTTCCATGAAGTTTGTGGATGTAACGAAGCTCGTATCCCATATCAACAGCAATCTGCTCCCATGTGATAAAGCAGAGGTAGCGTTCCTCAAGCAAGGTCTGGTATTCAGTATTGCCGACCTGTTTGATAACCTCTACGATTTCCTTCTTTAACGCCACCAGCTCTATGACGTCTTTGCTGATTTCATCCTCCAGCTCGATGATGTCAAGAATGGCAGATTCCATTCTTGAGCTTTCATGGTTAGGACTCTTCGGCATATCGGAGTAGGACGGTGTGCAACGGGTAGCTAATTCATTTAAGGAATCTATTTGTAACAGTTTGCTTTTGATTCTATTATCCAAGTAGCGTGCTTGAGATAAGTATTCTTTTGCAGTCATTGATTGGTACCTCCGAAAAAATAGATTTCCCTCGGATTGGCACGGATTGTCGTAGTTTGCCTGTGATTATCATAGGTTTGCTTTTACCGCATCGATAAGGGCATTCTGGGTCAGCTCCTTTTTGGAGAGAGCTTTTAAGATACGCTCATCAATAGTTCCTTTTGTGATGATGTGTTCTATCACCACGGTTCCGGAAGTCTGACCCTGTCTCCAGAGACGGGCGTTGGTCTGCTGATACAATTCCAGTGACCATGTTAGCCCAAACCAGATGAGGGTGGACCCACCAGCCTGCAGGTTGAGTCCATGACCGGCAGAAGCAGGGTGGATGACTGCGACTGGTATCTTTCCGGCATTCCAGTCAGTGATATCCTTGCTGGATTTTATTTCTCTCACATAAAAGCGTTTCTGAATACGGGAGAGGTCGTGCTTGAACCAGTAAGCCACAAGAACCGGTTTGCCGTTTGCGGATTCAATGATATCTTCTAGCGCATCTAGCTTTCTGTCATGAAATTCGATGGTGTCACCGGTATCCGAATAAATGGCACCGTTGGCAAGCTGGGATAACTTTCCGGTGAGAGAAGCAGCATTGGCAGCAGTAATTTCCCCATCAGGGAGTTCCAACACCAACTCCTGCTTCAATTCCTCGTATCGGGTCACTTCATCATTAGATAAATGGACCTCGTATTCGGAGGAGATGAGCTCTGGCATGTTCAGGTGGTCCGTTGATTTCATGGAGATGGTGATATCGGAAATCTGGCCGTAGATGCGTTCCTCTGCATAGGGTTGCGGCTTATAGGAATAGATAATCTGACCATTCCTCTTGTCCGGCACGAAGTAGTTGTTTCGGTACTCGGTAATGAAGCGTCCGAGGCGTTTTCCTAAATCCAGCAGTCGGAACTCAGCCCATAAATCCATCAGACCGTTGGAAGATGGTGTTCCAGTCAGGCCGATGATACGCTTGACGCTAGGTCTTACCTTCAGCAGGGACTTGAACCTCTTAGAATTGTGATTCTTGAAGGATGAGAGCTCGTCGATGACCACCATATCGTAGTCGAAGGGAAAGCCACTGGACTCGATGAGCCATTGCAGGTTTTCTCTGTTGATGATGGTGATGTCTGCACTTGCCATCAAAGCAGCTTTTCGCTCTTTTGGTGTTCCTACACAGACAGCGAAGGTCAAATGCTTCAGGTGCTGCCATTTTCTGATTTCTGCAGGCCATGTATCTCTGGCTACCCGAAGTGGGGCGACTACCAGAATGCGATGGGCCTCAAAGCTATCGAACAGCAGGTCTGCGATGGCAGTCAGGGAGATGACTGTTTTTCCAAGACCCATATCGAGCAGGACTGCTGCCACAGGATGTGTCTCAATATAATCGATGGCGTAGGCCTGATAATCATGAGGTGCGAAGTTCATCAATCATCCCTCCAATCTGCTCGATGCTATCAATTACATAGACACGAAAGCCCAAAGAGCGAAGGAGCCGGTGCCTTGCCTTTTGCAATGGGCGTGGGGATTCTCCCGGTGCTTTTAATTCTGCAAAGGCAAACTTCCCATCAGGTAATAAGATCAGGCGGTCGGGCATTCCTGCGAAAGAAGGAGACACGAACTTCGGTGCGATACCACCAGCCATTTTTACTGCGGTTGTCAATTTCTTTTCTATTGTTTTTTCTAACATAGTTGTCCTCCATCAGGCCGTTAATTTGAAGCGGTGCAAGGTGTATCAATGGTATTTTCCATACTTTTTCTTATTGATATTTTTATAGGCTTAAGAAAAGTTTTATATAACACATTGATACACCTTGTCATTTGTGGCCTTAATTCATAAAATCCTCGTCTGCACCAGTGTCCTCACGTAAGCGCAGACCCTTAAAGTAACGCTTTCTGCTCACGGTGATTCGCTCAAAGCCAGACTTCTCCAGGGCAAAATAGAAGTCAGCGGTACTACGCACATACTCGTTGCAGTCCAGAGAATAGTTGCGGTAGGCCTGATAAAGAGAAGATGAGCTTTCTTTATAGGATGGGTCGACCTCGCATTTATCTGCAAGGAAGTGACCGAACCAGTCGTTCTGACTGCGATATTCATCAATGGCTTTTTGCACGCAATCCGGCACGGGAATCTGGTAATCAGACTCGATGACCTTTTTGGCACCTTCGATGACCCACGCCAAAATGCTACCGCCAGCGTTGTCGTAAAGGTACTCGCTATAATTCTTGATGTCGTTGCTGCCGGTAATCTTGGCGTTGAACGGGATGACTATAAGTCGTCTCCAGATGCCGTCATCGGATGCGGAGACACGAGGCAGATGGTTGGTGTAAAGCACTAGTGTGTGGCAGGGCTTAAAAGAGAACGGATCCTTGTATTTCTTCTCTGCAAAGACATCATCTGTGGAGCAGAGCTGCTTAACGGTGGAATCGTTTAGACGAGCACCTTCCTGCATTTCGGCTGCGATGAGAAGTCTTTTTCCTTTGACCTCAGCCATTTCTGGTTTAATGTTTCTGCGGCATCCGACAGTGAGCGTATCTGCAGAAATGTTACCGGAGTAAAGACCAAGCACTCTGGAAATAGCATTCCAGAAGGTGGATTTGCCGTTGCGGCCATCACCATAGGCGATGATAAGTGCTTCTACGTAAACCTTGCCGATGGCAGCCAGACCACAAATCATCTGAACATAATCGATGAGTTCATGATCGCCTTGGAAGATAAGGTCAAGGCAGTCCAGCCAGATCTGCTGGCCCTTATAATTTGGAGATACCGATGTAATTTTGGTAATGAAATCCTCCGGCAGGTGTTCTCTGGCACCAGCCATTCCTTTACGCAGGTCATAGGTTGCTTCCGGTGTACACATGGCGAAGCAATCGGCATCAAGGTCACGAGGTGAGATTTCCAGCATCGGACGAGACTCCTTAAGCGTAGAAGTAATGTTCTTGGAGTCCCTGCGCTTTACAGCAAACTGCTGATATGCCTTTGCAGCCAGAAATTCCTGATAGGCTTCCAGCTGGTCCTCGTTCATCAGCTGCTCTGCCTTGTTTTTTGTCATGGAATCAAGCAGAGACTGTGCGCCGGAGTTTTTCAGCTTATCGAGTGCTTCGAGCATATCGTTACCAGCTTCTTTTAACTGTCTTCTGGTAAGTTCGTGAGCCACTGCCTGCGCACCCGGTTCGGATTCCTGCCAGTAGTGGTCCGAGTATCGGATGAAGTGGGTGGCTGGAGAGTAGCGGAGCTCACCAGAAAAGTATTTTGCTAACACCTCAGCTTGTCCAACATCGGAAAAATCTCCGGGTTTGTAACAGAAAGGATCATTATATACTTCCGGTGCAATGTAGCCGTCCTGCTGGGAAAGTCTTGCATAAAAACGCTGGGCACTGTGCCAAATAGTAGCGAGCTCGGCTGCTTCCAGTGGAGGTGTGCATTTTGTTGATTCCTCCATAAATGTCTGATATGCCTTGTCGCTGTCTCCGTATTTTTTGATGACACGACCGGCAAAACGGGACAAGGTGGCATTACGGCTTCCTTCAGGAATAGAAGTGCCGTCGTATTGACCGTCCGGTAAATCTTCATCAAACAGGTCCTCATCCAAGAACTCAGTCAGATTTATACGTCCCGGATAAAGGGCAACATCTGCTGTAGTCGTTCCAAAGAAGAAACGTGCTGCATCCAGTGCCTGTGTATCAAAATAAGGGAAGATGGAATTGACTAGCTTCTTCATATCGCTGTAAAGAGAGGAATCCGATACATATTCGATTGGAAACAGAACATGGAATTTTGGCCTTGCAGCCTTGCCGTTTTTCTCACGGTTATTGTAGCGGCTATAGTGGATCGCAAAGCTGACGCCAGGGAAGGCCTGCATGATATCATCAGGAGTGACCCAGTCATCCGGATTTTCAGAGTGGTCGTTATCGCAATCCACAGGAAGGCAGTCGCTGCCAATGAAATTATCGCCATTGCGGTAGCTGTTCTTATATTCGGCACAGACATAATCATGGCAGATAGCAGCTTTCAGGCTGTCCTCATCTAAGATGACATGTTTGTGCGGATAGGAGCAGTTGCCAGGATTACCGGTAATGTCTGCAGAATAAATGGTGAACATTAGTCATACACCTCCTTGGATTCATCTTCCAGAACCTTGGTGATAAATTTTAAAGCACGGATCATGGTTTCCAGTTCGCAATCACCACCGAGGCAGACCTCAAAACCGTTACTGCCACAGCGAGTGGTATAGCTATGGATTTCCATGTCTGTGCAGGCTGCATCTTGAATACGAAAATAGGTGCGTCCACCGTGACCGGTATCACCGCCACAATAGCCTGTGGTTCCAGCCTCAACTTCTAAGATATTGCAGCTGATGACGTCTCTACTGTATGTTGTGATTTCGGTTCCGTCTTTTAATATCCTTGAATTTTCTTTTACTTCGTACATGTGTTAAACCTCCTCAAGATTTTCAGTGAAATAGCGCAGGCGGTAATTTTTCCACTTGGCTCGTTTGACTTCTGCTTCCATGCCAGGAGATATATGACTTCCAAAGACCCAGACTTCAGAACATTTGCTCATGATGGCATTTCCAAAGAAAAGGCCAAGTTCATGTTCTTTCGGGTCATTATCGTTCAAAAACTGTGGAAACAGCAGGTGTGGCGCGATGGGGATGTATCCTTGCTCCACTGCAAAGCGGCTGTAGGCTCTGGCAGCAACTACGTTCTTTTCGATGTCTCCGGCAAAGGGAGAGCAGATATACACGATTGGTCTGAAAGCTCTTAGCGCACGGGTCTCGTTTTCGATTGAAGAAAGAGCACCGAAAGCAGTAGGGTCAGGATAGCCTTCATTGTTGTATTTGCTGATTGACATGTCAGGTTCCTCCTTTCCGGATGGACATGGAAAAAGGACGTCCATCTCTAATATCCATTGGAGATGAACGTCCCATTTTGACGAAAAACAGAAATGAAATTTTCTCTCTCCACTATTAAATGGAGATGAGTTTGCCGTTTGGCCGAAAAAATCTAATCTTTTTTATAAAAAGGTGTCGTATAGCCATCGGCTCTTAAAAGCAGTCCCTTGGCCCAAGGTGGTGTGCGGCCCATTTGCTCACAAACTGCATCCAACGACATACTGGGATCCGCTTCGATGACAACTTCATCGTGAATATGCATGACGATAGAACAGCAGCGAAGTGTCTGCATAGCATAGCAGAGAATATCACGGGCAGTTGCCTGTACGATGTTCTCAACAAATTTCGGACCGTAGGAATCGAGTCGTTCCCACTTCTTGGTGCCACCGATGCCTTCATAGGTGATACATTGGCCACCAAACTTATTGGTTCCAACCTTCGGTTTTACATATGCCAACTTTCTTCCTGATGGGAGAGTAATAAAGAGCATGCCACTCCTGCAGGAGAAGGTCAGTCCATATTCGGAAGTTGTGTGTTTGAACTTTACGGCTTCCATGACAGCATGATCAACGTCCCACCAGAATTTCACGATGTTCGGATTAGACTGTCTCCATGCATCTACCAGCGGATGGAGTTCTTCTTCGGTGAGCCCCATATCCAGAGCACCCATTGCTTTCAAGGCTCCGACTGAACCTCCATAGCCAAGGGCAAGTTCTGCAATCTTACCTTTTTGACGGAGGTGGCCATTGATACCGTGTTTTTCAACAGGAACTTTGAACATCTGCGATGCAGAGGCGCAGTAGATATCCCCGCCTTTGGCGAAGATATCTTGACGCCACTTTTCACCGGCAAACCATGCGATGACACGGGCTTCGATAGCAGAAAAGTCAGCCACCAGAAACTGAGTTCCTTCTCTTGGAATGAAGGCGGTACGGATAAGCTGAGAAAGAGTATCCGGAACATCTTCGTAGAGAAGTTCCACAGCTTCAAAGTTGCCAGAGCGCACCAGAGAACGAACCTCAGCAAGGTCCGAAAGATGGTTTTGCGGTAGGTTCTGCAACTGAATATTACGACCGGAGAATCTACCGGTTCGATTGGCACCATAAAACTGGAACATGCCACGGGCGCGACCATCTGCGCACACGGTCTTTTCCATCGCCTGATATTTGCGGACAGATGACTTGGCCAGCTGCTGCCTTAAGGTGAGGACCTGTGAGAGCTTTGGAGGAGCAGACTTTAGGAGCTTTGCCACAGCCTTTTTGCCAAGAGTATCTGTTTCCAAACCATTATCTGAAAGCCATGCTTTCATCTGTTGGACGGAATTTGGATTTTCCAGCTGTGTGATTTCCTTCATCGTATCGACCAGTTGCGTTCTTGAACGAGTATCCATTTCGATGGCAGTAGCAACAAGATCCATGTCTAAGCGTACACCACGGTCATTGATTTCTTGGTCTTGATGGTATTCATCCCAGACCTGAGCTGGCACCGGGAACTTTGAGAGTCTCTGCTGAATGCCCGTTTCAGTCTCCACATCACGGATGTTGTATTTCTTGAACATGGCCCATTTATCCGGAGCATGGAAGGGGCGATTTCTTGTACGCTGCCCATTGGCTTTGGTAGGAGCGCAGGGCTGGCAAAAATATTTGATGAGGGCTTTTCCTTCTGAGAGCTTTTGTTTTTCCAAACCGAGAACAGCACCGACACCTTCCAAGGAGAGTGGGAGTCCCATCGTAGCTGCCCAAATCATAGAGCAACGCCAGCTTTCTGGTTCTAGATATTCTCCGGTCGGATATCCTAAGAAACGAGAAAGACAGATGCGTTCAAAAGCTGCATTGAACGCCCACTTGATGACAGATTCATCTTCCAGGGCGAGAAGGACTTCTTTGGGGATTTGTTCTCCGCAAGCAAGGTCAATCACCTGAACGGGCTGGTTGTCTGCGCTATAGGCAAAGAGTAGAATTTCAAAATTTGGAGACTCCACATAACGATAGACGCCTGTTTTCTGAAGAGGCACATCACTGTATGTCTCAATATCAATGCTAAGTGTTTTCATGAGATTGTCCTTTCTACAAAACAGGCAGCAGAGAAATCCCTGCCGCCTGCCGTGTTACTGTTTATCTTTATTTGATTTGTATTTATTGATGTCACGGCGGATATGGTATACCGCATAGCGGATAAGATAGAGAATGATTTTTCCTACGTTATAAATGATGAAGCCATATACCGCTACAAAAAAGGTGTATGCGATGACGTTAGCAATAAATAAATTTAAGATTTCTGCAAATTCATTCATAGATTGTCTCCTTTTGTCGAAAGATGTGCTGACGGCAGCAGAACCACCGTCAGCAGGTTGATAGATTACTTAAAGTCCTTCATGCGCTTTTCGTGGTATTCGAGATCACGCTTGTCCTTTTCCTGTTCACGCTTTTCGCGTCTATGGTCATTGATGATACTCTGAATCATAGAGACTGCAGTAGTAAGGCCAACACACGCGAAGCAGCCGATACAGATGTTTACAAGAATTGTGCTAATCATGATTGTTTCCATAGTTTGTCACCTCCATTAATCAAGGAAATCATCATCGTCATCAGTTGCAAAGTCAGATTCAGCAGAAGCCTTACCACCAAGAGGCTCACCATCACGAATCTTCTGCAGATTGTTAAGACCGCAGGCGATGCCCTTATTACCAGAGCTGTTGAAAGCGTAGAAGCTGATGCTGGCACGACCGTAGACTCCAGAGTAAACCTCAGAGCGAGTGAGGATAGGATTGCGGTCTGCATCTACGATGCCCGGAGCAGAAGTGGCGTTGGCATTTACAAAGTAGCTGCCAGCGTAAGCAGGGTCGTCCGGTCTTTCAAGATCTCCGTCACGAAGAGGAGTCTTAAGTACGGAAAGTGCCGGTACAGACTTGCCGTTGCCCTTGAGCTTGGATTCACCTTCACGATATGCAGCCTCGATAGCAGCTTCAATCTTTGCGATAGTCTTGGTGTCAGATTTGGGGATGATCAGGCTGACACTGTACTTTGGAGTGCCGCCGTTGATGGATTTCGGTTCCCATACGTTGGCGTAACTCCAACGTGTGTTAGGACCAGTGATAACCTTCATGGGATTTGTCATTTTTGCATTTTTACTCATTGTCATATTCCTCCATAAAATCATTTTTTGCTGTGTTCATTGCCGGTCGTTTATCGCTCTTCGGCACAAGAGTAGGTTTGCCTTGTGGTTTTTCAATATAGGGTGTAAGAAGCTCATCGAAGCGAGCTTTGCCGAGCAGGTTCTGCATGGCTGTGATACCAAGCAGCTTCTTTTCGTAAGGGTCAAAACCAGCAGCTTCGACAGCTTTCGACACGGCGTCTTCGCTGGTATATCTGCGGTTGGAGCGACCCTCGACTAGCTTCCAGCCAGTCCATTCTTTACCGCTGATTGCCTGTTGGAGTGCATACTCCTTGATGTCATTGGCCCAAGAAACCAGTTTGTCGACACGGGAGAGGATGACTTCAATTTCTGAATCCTCCAACAGTGGCGGCAATTTGAAGTCGTGCTGTGCGAGTAGAAGATTGGCTTCAGCTCTGGCTCGGCATTCATGTTTTGCCTTACAGAATCCGCACCATTCACCACACAGGAAATTTCCATCACCGGCAAAGGCAAGGTCTGCGGTAGGCTTCAGAACTTCATCGGCCCATTGATACAGGTCATCCTTGCTGACTTCGCAGGTAGAAATGTTCTGACGTCTGGGCTGGTAGATGGTCATGCTGACCGTATCGATGTCATAGATGTCATCGAAGAGCTCCAGAGCGCCAAGGGCGTAGCACTTCATCTGAGGATTGTCCTCAGCGGATACGAGGATTCCAAGACCGTGTTTGTAGTCAATTACATGCATGGTACCGTCGCTGATGAGAATGGCATCAGAAGTTCCGAAGCCTTGTTCTACCCAACGGGAGAAGTCCACTCGCTGTTCAATCAGAACAACAGGGTCGGAGCAAGTCTGCTTGGCCTCTTCCAAAAGCTCCATGATGAAGCAGACATACCCGGTGGCACAGTCATCCATTTCAGCGTTATACCAGCCGAGATTCTTGGTAGGATCTGTAGCTTTCATGCCGAGTGCTTTACGGAGCTTGTACTCACAAAGAGAGTGGGCATCGGAGCCTTCTGCAGCATAGTTGCTGCCTTTATCCTCGTAAGTTTCGCAGAGCCTTGCTGACGGTGGGCAGTGGAGCCAGCGGTCAGACGAGGATGCAGAGAGGATTGCATGTCCTTTAGGTGGCATATTAGAGCACCTCCGCTTCCCTGAGCAGGGCTTCATAATGTTTCGGGTCTACGAGTGACAACTTGCTTGCACCGTACTTTTTTAGAAGTTCTCGAATTTCAGCTGTATGTCCGGCACGAGATTTATCAGCCAGAACAGCTCGAACCACCTCAAGGGTCAGTGCAGGTTTTGCAGGAGCAGCAGGAGCTTCTGCTTTTTCAGCGGTTTCAGATGCTCCTCCAAACTGCTGTGCGAGCCAGTTTGCTGCATCGTTAATAGCAGCGGCAGCATTTCTTAGTTCTTCGATGGTCATAGCCATATCGTTCATTTTTGACATTTAATGTTCCTCCTTCCTCGGATTGTCTGTGTGCGGCGATGATTCTGAGATTCTTCGCC